GTACCGGAGGTCATGCGACCAGGTGCCCGAGACGGCCTTCATCCCCTTCACGACATCGGCGGTGTCGACCCCTCGCTCGACCGTGTGGGAGGCCTCCAGGAACTCTTGATCGAGCTGGAAGGTCTCATCGCCCGGAGCGATCTGAAGGTAGTGGCTGGCGCTGGTGGCCGATCCAAAGCTACTCTCCTCCCCCCAGCCAATGAACCCCCCAATGCCAACGCGACGGTCAACGAAATCAGTCATTGGTCTTCTCCTCGCTCTTTACGGACTTCTTCTTGGCGGCGGCATCGCCCGGGCTTTCGACCGGGGTAAACCTGCCGTCAGCGACCAGCGACTTCGCCAGCTCATCGGGCAGGTCGATCTCTCCGAGGTACGGTACAGTTCCAATCCGAGGCAACCGAACCGCAGCCTTTAGGGTGCTGGTGTTCTTGATTCTCATTAGGTCAGGCTGGGAAACCAGCCGATTTGGTAGACGATGGTTGCGACTCCCTGACGTAGCTCAGCTTCGTCCAGGTACTCGATTGTAGTGCCGCCGTAAGTTACCTGACCGACGTTGGCGGTCCAAGCGGATTTGGCTTCTAGCGCCGCCTCGACTTCCTCGCAGATGGTATCCAGCGTATCGTCGAAGTCGGTCACTACCTTTACGTGCGCCTCGACGACTAGCTCGATCTCCCGCGCATAGCCGCCCCAGGTGCCCGTCACGCTGACGTACTCGCGCTCCATCGCCCCGAAGCTGTCCGACCGGGTGTAGACCTTCAGGCACGGGAGGCTGCCGTCAGACAGAGGGTAGACCGAAGACGCGAACACATTACTCCCAGTAGTGGCCAGCCCGGTGAGGGCCGTAACCGCAGAGTCACGCACGGTATTCCTGGGATGCGTCACGACCCCTTGATCCGCTCGACGTAGAGCTGGCCGTAAGTGAGGACGATGTTTTTGTCGGTGTCATCAGCTTTGACGCGGAGATCGAGATCACCGGCTGCTGTGACTTCAAAGCATCCCGTGGCTCCGCATGAACCGGTAGCTCCTCCGCTGTTCATCCTGCGCTGGTTGGCGCAGGACTGAATCTCCGTTCCGTCTAGATGCGGCGCAAAGACGAAGGTGGTGCTGGGCGATCCGCTGAACGACACCTGAAAGGTCACGCGGTAGACACCGGTACGGGTCAGCGCGATCTTGTCGCTGGCTACGGTGGGCGTAGTATTGCTCGACTCGCCGTTGGTTGCGAACCCGGTTACTGCCACGTAGCTCGTACCAATACTTGTCTGTGTCGTACTCCCGTTGTGGACGTAGATCTCGCCGTAGGTAGCCCAGTGGTTGAACAGGCTAAGGCGGCTGGTCTTATACGACGCGGGCGTAGTAGCGACACTGCCGACGATCTCAAGCAAGTCGGTATCGGCTTCTGAGCTGATTGCGTCAAGATCGGTGATCTTCTTGTTAACCATTAGCCCGTGATCCGCACAAGTCCGCTCTCAGTCACACGCTGATCCCCAGCTTCGGTCGTCCGCGTGTCGCCTAGCGATGGAGTGCCGCCGCCGACGACTTCCTCAAGAACCAGGGTTCTCATGCCAGTACCGTCAGGCTGAAGTACGCGGACGGTGTAGGAGGTGTCATTCACGATGAGCGCATCGCCCACCGAAACTGAACTCAGATCATCGTCGTCGCCAAGCACGACGGGGAACTCGCCCTGGACGCCTGCTACTTCGACGTAACCGTGGTCGAACACGACAGACACCGAAGATCCTCCGACCGAGGCAGGGACGGCGAAGTCGTCCTCTACCAAGAACTCGGAGTGATCTTCGGTGAAAGCCATGTGTCGGAAGGTTAGGACGGGTACTTGTCGAACCCGATGCCCGTGACCGAAGCCTCGAAGGTCGGGGTGCTGGTACCGCCGACCGTGAGATGTGCGCGGATGTACTGCGAGGCGGCGTCAGCCGAGATGGTCAGGGAGAACTGATCATCGTCATTGGAGGTGGTCACCTGGTCAAACGCGGCCCCGGTGATGTCGGACCAAGTCGAGTTGTCCGCAGACTCCTGGATCTTGACGTCAAGGGTGGGCGAGGAGCCAGCGGCGTTGGTGGTGGACAGAACGATGAGGATCTGCCCGGTGAGACCCGAGATGTCAACGCCGGATTCGGTGCTGGCCCCCGAGCCGTAAGTGTCGGCGTTCGCGAGGTCGATCAGAGTGACCGCGCCGCCCCATGATTGGACGTTCATGCTTCTTCTCCTGCCTCGGTTTCGGAGGCCTTCGTCTTCTTGGTGTATCGTCGAGTAGCCTTGGGTTGCGCGGCTTCTTCAACAACTGGCTGGGCTTCATGGTGCAGCTCAGCCTTACGCATCGCCACCAGGCGTCGTGCGGTGGCGTCAGGTACTTCCAGGATCTTGCCCGGGGTCACGACGGCACGACCGCAGATGGTGCGCCGTAGAATCTTGATCTTGGTCATGGCATTCCTCGCCGCCGCCAACTCCTGTAGGAGGAATCCCACAGGAGTCAGCTAGCCGCCTTCTACGCCGTGATCACGTCGTTGGCGATGGAGAAGGACTCCGCGTGGCGCACGGCGATGTCCATGTCCTGGAACACAGTCACCCGGACGAGGCCCGAGGTGCTGTTGCTGTAGGGGTCGACCAGGAGATCCATGCCCGACCACATACCGACCAGCAGGCTCGACCAGTCCCCGAAGATGACCGCCGACAGGGTCGCGCCCGAGCTGCCCTTTTCAAGAGTGCTGGGCAGCTGGTTCGACATGAGAACCGGATACTCCAGGAGAGTACCGGTGTCGTACAGGTGCTTCTCGCCGTAGGTCGCGGTGACGAGGGTCTGACGCAGCTTGCCGATGGTCTGCGCGTTCATGACCCAGGCGAGGTCGCCAGCCAGAGCGTTGTCCTGGCTGACCTCGGTGATCGCATCGACCAGGTCGCCCCAGTCCAGGACCTTGCCGTTGGTGTCACCGCCGAAGGTCCCGACCCCGGTGGTGTTCAGGATGCCCTCAGGCTCGTTGTCGGACCCGCTTCCGTTGATGGCGGCGAGGTCAGTCGCGAGGCCGATCCGCTTCATCAGATCGGACTCCACGAACGCCTGGATGTCGATGCTCGACTGGAGCAGGATCTTCCGGCTGAGTTCGGTGTACGCGCCGACGGTCTTCGGCACCAGAGTCACCTGGTCGAACGCCTGAGTGGACTCAGTCAGAGTCCCGCTCTCAGCGACCCAGTAGGCCGTGCCGCCGGTGGTCTGGCGAGGGAAGGTCACGGGACCGGCGAGGTCGCGAACGACCGTACCGCGCTGAAGAACGAGGCTGGAGTTGTCCAGCTTCTCGATCATGGTGCGGTAGTCCGGGGCGACGGTCGCACCGCCGCTGCCGAAGGTGCCGACCGTCAGGTCGCGCTTCATGACGTCGGGCGGAACCAGCAGACCCTGCGGCTCCTTGCCGCGCTTGGCCGCGAAAGCATCGCTGGCCTCGATTTCGAACGCAGCCTCTTCACGGCTACGGCGGTCGTTCGGGTTGGCGAGGTAGCGGAGCGCACGGACGATGTTGAACCGACGCGCCTCCTTGGGGTCCATCCCGAGTTCAAGGTCTCCGACCGGGCGAGCCTTGGAACTAGCCGTCGCGCCGCGCGATGCGTGAATGCTGGTGAGCAGCTCCGACTGGAACTTCTCGACGCTCCAGTTCTCGGAGATGGCTCGCGAAGCGAGGTCACTCTGCCGGTGCTGGGTTCCGAGCGTGTGGATAGTGGCCATGCGCTGGCGTTCCGCCTTGAGCGCGTCCTCCACAGCTTGGCTGGTGTCCACCGTCGGGGTGGCTTGCGGCTCCACCGGAGTCGACGGAGCGGGATCTTGGTCAGGGCGCATCTGTTGTCCTCTTGTGGTGATGCCGTTATTGGGGTCGTTGTCATCGTCAGGCGCCTGGAAATCAAAGTTCCTGCCTACGCCTACGGTGTCGTCAGCTGGGATGCTGACGATGGAGATTTCGTGGGGAGTCCACGCGGTCACTCGCTTCAGGGCGAGCTGTTTTCTGGAGGGGTCAGCCTCCCGCTCAGTGACGGCATCCTGGATGGTGTACCCGACGCTAGCCTTGCCTCGGATGCCGTCCTTGATGTCCTGGAAGATCTCCTCGGCCTTCGCGCTACGGCTGAACTTCACCGTGGCCCGACCGACCTTGTCTTCGATCCTGGCGTTCAGCACAACACCGATCTGATCGTAGGCGTTGTGGTTGAACAGGAGCGGAGCGCCGTTCTTGAGCCTCGTCATGTTGACGTGACTCCGCTTGTGGCTGAGGATCTCCATACCGAACCATTGTTCGGCAGGCTCCTCGCTACTGAAGGCGAGCGATACCGTTCGCTCATCCTCGTCCAGAGAGGATCTGTCGAACCGGAAAGTCCGGTGGAACAGCTCCATCGTGCCTTGGTCTGCCTCAGGATTCATCTTGCGGATCGTCCTCTGCGTCGTCTTCGTCAGGCTCCTCGTCAGGGGACTCATCCTCAGGACTCGGAGCCATCGTGTTGTCGGGTTTGAGGCCAGCCTCTACAAGGATTTTTTCTTCTTCTTGTAGCCTCTTGACGATGTCGTTGAAGTCGCGCCCCTGCGCTGCCGCAGCGTCGGTTCGCGTGGAGATGCCTAGCTCGATGCCGCGAGCCGCAGCGTCGATATCGCGGACCGGGTCGACCCAGGGCCACCCCCGAGCCACCCACTTCGCATCGGTTACATGGTCAACGGCTGGCGGAAGGACCAGGCCGCCGCTAGTGAGAGCGTGACCGAGCCAAACCCGGAAGACCCGGTCACACAATGCCTCACTCACGAATGACTGGAGCACGCGCCATTGGTCGCGCTCGTCGAGCACCCCCGCCCGGATGCTGCTGAAGTTCACGCCTTCTAGGTCATTGGCGAGGCCGTTATACGACACATTCATTCCGGCAGCCGCGCCGCGCAGCACACCCTTGATGAAGTCCGAATAGGCCGTATTCGGGTGCGTCGGATCGAACATATCGAAGTCCTGGCCCTCAGGGAGCTGCCTCCACGAGCCAGGCTCCAGGTCATCGATCAGGGCTCCGTCGGTGTCTACCGCGTCACCCGTGAACTCGTCGCCGCTCGGGGTCTTGACCACGCCCATCTTGCAGGCTGCCACCCGCGCCGCCGTCCACTCGGCTTCCTCGTAGCCGTGGAGCATATCGAGCCTCAGCATGGCTGAGGTGAGCCACGGGTACCCACGGCACTGCTCGGGCCGCTTGACGACGAAGATATGGAGAATGCGCGAAGCCTCGTACCGGTCATACCAGTAGTTGCGGTGCTGCCACGCGCCGTCGCCCGGGTGGTTGGTCATCAGGTGGTACGCGACCGGCTTGCCGAACTGGTCGTGTTCAACGCCCATGATGATCCGGTTGCCGTTATCCAGGCGAACATTCAGCGTCTCATTGAGCCTGTCGCACTCAAGCACCTGGAGCGCGTATCCGAACTCATTGTCGTAGCCTTCGTGGTGCACGACGAGTACCTCGCCGTCCCTCCCGAGGGTCTCTGCTACCAACCGCTGGACGTCAAGCCACGACAGCCTGCCCGTCACATCACAGACTCCCCTCTTACCCCACCTGCTCCACGCTTCCTCAATCCCTGTGCGGGCATCCTCATCAGGCTCTCCGGCTCGTCCTGTAGCCAAGCTCTGAAGTCGGATGCCCTGGTTCCCGACGATGTTGGCGGAAACTAGGTTGAGGAACTTACAGGCATAGTCGTTGTCCTGGCACAGCTGCCTGCTGCGGTACCGCAGGGTGCGCAGGCCGTTGATCAGATCCTCGTTGATAGACGCGGAGGTTCCCTTGAACCCTTGGTAGAGGTTGCTGCTTGACGTACTACCGAAGGCTCGTCCGTGAAACCTAGGGCCGCGCCTGCGTACCGGGCGAACGGCCTCAGTAGCCTCAGCGCCGTTCCTGTTGAACCGGATTTCAATGGGTCCGAACTTCATCAGCTGAACCTCGTTCTGATCTTGGACGGCCCGGACAGTCCCTTGGAACGCCGTAGCTCCGCTAGCTCTTGTGCCCACCTAGCCCGGTACCGCTCCTCCCAGGTGATCAGCTCGTTCGCGCTCATCCGCATGAGGGATCGGCCAGCGATGCTGTAACTGAGCTGGTCCTTGGAGGCCTTGCCCTGGATCGTCGCCTCAAGCGCGTCCAGGACGATCTTGGTGTGGGATCTCCCATCGTGCGAGGTCGCGGTAGCCAGGTCAGCTACGACAGTCAGCCATCCCTCAGCAACCACGTGACGCTCGCCCGTGGTGTCGTTGGTGATGATCTGCTGATACGAGTAATCGCCAGCAGCCCAACTAGCGGTAGTGGCTGGAGCGACCGTGGTCAAGAACTGGGATCCTGACGCCGAGGCCGTGAATGTGCCAAGATCAGTCGAGCTGCCGACGACCTCTGTGGTGAGAGTCCATGAGCTGTTGGGAAAGTCCGAGAAGGAGTCTTTCCATGTCCAGGTGTCCCCGGCGACCAGGCGCTCGGGGATCGACGTAGGGACGGTGTAGCTCACCCACCCATCGAACCCCAAGGAGGCGTCCGGTTCAAGGGTTCAGCCAACTCTTTCTTCGCGCCGTCGTTGGCCGCCTACGCTGCTTTCCGTCGCCCCTAGCGAGCGCATCCAATCCGGCGGTGTCGCCCCGCTCCTGGAACTTCGGAGCCGTAGGCTGCGCTACGCCCGCCTTAGCCGCCAAGGTAGCGAAGTTGGGGCGCAGCAGGCGCAAGGCCGCCAGCGCGTACACCCGGCAGTCCAGCGCCTCGTTGCGCGCTTTCACCTTTCGCCACACGCGCCGCGGAATCGAGTTCTTATACTCTGTAAGCGGTCGCTCGGCGGTAAGCTGCTCGAAGTACTCCTCGTCGTACCGGTCAGGGAAGTGGCAATACCCCGGCCCCGGCTCCTCGATCTTCAGGCGAGCGAATACAAGATCCTTGGCGGAGTCCGTTCCTACGGACACCAGGCTGACGTTCTGTTTCTTGATCCGCCTCGGCACACCCGCGATAGGCTGGCCAGCAACGCTAGACCCCTTGATCGCGAAGATCCGTCTACCCTGCCGCTTGCGGCAGTAGTCGTAGACCGCTTGAGTGTGCAGACCACCGGAGTCTACGCAGGCCGCGTTGACGCGGAGCGGGCGACCCTTGTCGGTGGTGTATTCCCTATCGAAAAGCAGGTCTAGATCCTTCCAGACCTGCGGGAGTCCGGGGTCGCCCTGGATGATTACATAGTCGATAGACCACGACTCCTCGTCGACCCCGGTGCCGAGTACCTCGACCTCCAGGCGGTCGCCCTGTACGTCGACTCCGGCGGTGACGGCCAGCACCTTGTCGGGCACCTCCTCGATGCTGTAAGGCTCGCAACGAGCGCGCAGAGTCCTGGGCTCCACGGCCTCAGCCGCTAGGTCTTCCCAGGTCTCTCCCAGCACCGTGTTGTAGAAGGTGCGCAGCGTCTCCGGGTTCTTGCGCACGGACAGGTACTCCTTGACCAAGTTCTCCCAGGTGGAGTTGGGCGAGTAGCTGTATCCAGCCCAGATATGGAAGCTGGCATGGTCGCTCGGCGCATCGGGATTCGTGGCCCGCCACTCGCCGTTCTCTACCATCCACCGCTTCTTGTTGTGCGGGATGAGCGCGCCGCAGTGCTCGCAGCAGTACCTGGTGGTCGCCGGGTCGTCGTCCGTCCACTTCATGTTCGACCACCGGAGGATCTGCTTCTCATGGCACTCCGGACACGGCACGAAGTAGTACCGCTGGTCGCCCTCAAGGAACCACGCCTCAACCCGGCTGATGCCCTTGATTGTGGGCGTACCTCCGATAGCGATCTTGCGGTTCCAGTAGTACTCGGTACGCCGGATACCGAGCTGGATCTGGTCGCCCTCAGCTCCGGCGGTCGGAGGGTAGCCATCTACCTCGTCAAACAGCAGCACCCGGATCGAGTGACGACGGAAGCCTGCCGCGCTGTTGGCTCCGACCAGGATGAGGTTCCCTCCAGGGAACACCTTGTTCAGGATAGTGTTGCCCGTTCCCTTGGTCATGTCCACGGAGACGAGGCCACGCAACGCCGGGGTGTCGCGCAGCATTGGCGTAAGCTCGCTACGACTGTACCCCTGCGCGTCACCCAGGGTCGGCTGAACCAGCATGATCGGGCAAGGAGCCTCGGCCATGTGGTAGGCGATGATGTGATTGAGGCACTTGGTGTAGCCGACACGCGCACTTTTCATGAAGCTAATGACCCGGATAGATGGGTCGCTGAACGCATCCATGATCCCGTGCTGGTAGGGCAGCGATGTCCACTTACCGGGGTCGGCGGCGGACTCAGGCGACAGGTAGGCGTGACGGTCCGCCCACTGTCCCACGCTCAGCGGCTTCTCCGGCTTCAGCCCTACCCGGTAGCTTGTGCGCCAATCAAGCACCGGTGTACCCCAGGTCGCCGCCAGTGGTCGTCCGCGCTCCCTCGGCCAGCTCTACCAGGACTCGCCGTACCTCCGCGTCGATGATCTGGTGGATGGCTACTGGATCTGTTTCGATGGATAGCCTGTCTCGCAGGCGACCGCCGAGCGACATGAACGCATCGCGCACCGCTCTGCCTTCGGCGTACGCCTCACGCTCAACTACGGATCGCTCTACAAGTAGGCCAGCAGCTTCTTCATACTCCAGCTTAGCCTTCTTGGCCCTGAAGACCTCAAGGACAGTCTTGGCGCTGTTGAGGGTCTGGGGCGTGCCGTTGATCTGATCAGGAGCGGTCGGCGCTTCGCGTCGGGGGTCGCCGCCAGGAGGGTCTACACCGTCCCGGATCTTAGAGGGGCGAGCCGGATCTAGGCTAGCCCGCAGCGCGGCAGTAGCCTCGTCAGGATCAATCCGACCGTCCTTGTCCAGGGTGATGGTGCCGCGTTTGACGAGGGCCGCTACCCGTTGGCGGGATACGCCTACGAGCTTGGCGAACGCCGTCTGCGACACCTTCTCAGCCACCTTGGTTGCTCCCTATCAGGTCGCGGTTAGACCGCGCCTTCCTCGTCGTCGTCTCCCGGCAGCGGTCGGCCAGGAACACGGGCGATCTCGCGCTTGTCCACGTAGAACTCGTGGCCGCACGACGGACACATAAGCTCGTGAAAGTGGCCGATTGAGGCGTTGTAGAGAACCTCGTACTGCTGGTTCATCTGCTCTTCGGTCTGCTGGATCTGCTCCTGGGACGCGATCGGCTTGGACGCCGCCTGGTGTAGCAGGCGGTCGAGGTCCATGTTCCCGAAGTGAGTCTGAAGCTCGGCCAGCTCCTCGATCTCACGCAGCTCAGCCACGAGAGCGTCCATGTTCCACGCCGCCAGCTCGCCGCTCTTGTTGTCCGCGATGCGGTACTCCTTGGCGAGCTGCGGGGTGAGGTCTGCGACGTAGACCGGGACTGTCTTCATCTCCAGACGGACGGCGGCTTTGTATCGCGTGTGACCCGCGATGATGACCCCCTTGCTGTCCACCACGATAGGGACGTTGAACCCGTACCTCTCGATAGAGTCCATGACGCTGTTCACCGCGTTCTCGTTGTTGCGCGGATTGCGCCAATACGGAACGACCTGCTCAATCGGACGGTCTTCTACCTTCATCGGTTCCAGGAGCCTCCTAGCTCCGCGATCTTTCGTGCCGTTACGGCGAGGCGTCTACGCGCAAGCTCTGTGCCTACGAATGGGATGCCGCGCTTGAATGCGTGGACGGCGGTTAGCCCTCTGCCGAGACAGAGGTCGCCTACGCAAGCCGGTCGCTCTATCTCGATGGCTAGCCCAGGCGTGTCCTTGTCATCGACTCCGCTGAATGACCTGGCCGAGTCCGGCACAGGGCTGGTGCCGCCTCTGATGAGGCGAGCTTCCACCTTGCCGTTGTAGGTGATCGGCCACTCTTCGACGTACGGAAACGCCTGCTCCATACGCTCGATCACGCGAGGCGCGTGACGCTTGCCCATCTCGCAGTAGAAGACAGACGGAGCGATCACGCCCGCCGCCGCGAACAGGCAGTTCAGGAATCGATCCATGCTGTCGGTCGTAGGCTCGTTGCCCGCCTTGTGAGCGAACCCGGTTACGTGGCTCATGTTGTAGGGCGGATCTACGTAAAGCAGGTCAGCTCTAGTCATGAAGCTCGGGACAGGGTCTACCGTGAAGTCGTAGACCTGGATCACGCTGTTGGTCTTGGACTCGACCCACGGTACCCCGTACTCAACAGGGAACCGCTCGTATGAGTCGTCGTAGTACCTCTCTGCGCTCATGGCTAGACCGGGGTCTCCTCACCGGTAGCTTCCCGCCATTCCTTCTTGAACATCTGCTGATGCTTGGTTTCCCAGGACTTGCGGTACTCGACATCCTCAAAGAGCTTGGAGAACCCGGTCACGTGCTTGAGCCGTAGAAGCTCGTCTACCTCCAGGCCAAGCTCGGCGCAGATGGCGCTGTCAGACCACCCGTTCTCTAGCATCGAGAAGATCATGCTAGCCATGCCCGTGACTGAGTGCTTGCCCCGCGCTCGGTTGTGCCGCACGGTCGAAGCCATCCGGTCATTGATCGGCTTGTCGATGACGACCACCGGCAGCATCCCCCTGGTCGCATCGAAGATGTCCTGGTTGAGTCGCATCGTCGAGTAGCGGTGGAAGCCGTCCACGATCACGTACTTCTTGGTGGACTCGTCGTAGATCGTCACCACCGGCTGCGTGTATCCGTCGTGGGAGATGCTGGTGTGGAGCAGCTTCATCTCGTTCTTGGCGACGGAGTTCGGGTTGTAGTCGTTGGCGTGAACCTCGTCGATGGGAACCCAGCGCACGCGGTCCACGGGCTGCGCGCAAGTCGGGCTCAGCTCGTGGAGTAGGTCGCGGATCTGCTCGATCACCGCCAGCTTGCGCTCATCGGGAACGCCCTCGACACCGTCTCTGACGATGCTCAGGATTGCGACTTCTTGGGTTTCTTGACTTTCTTCGGATCCAGGTTTGACCATGCTGCCAGTCCTCGCTTCTTTCGACGGATGCCGTAGGGCTCTCCCGTCGCTTCCCAGTTCTTGATCTTGATGAACTCCCAGTCGTTTGTGAGCACGGAGGCTACATGAACCCCGTACATCGCGGAGGCCACGGGGGTGTCTCCGTACATCTCCTCGTCCTTGGCGAACTTGTCTTTGAACTTGTCCTGCCACTCAGGGTCGATGAGCTTGTCTACAAGGTAGTCCCGGTACTCCGCCCATGATGCGAACATGAACGGCAGCTCCTTGGGAAAGTAGTCAGCCTTGCCCATCTTCCCGGCCATGTCTACACCCTTGAGTCGCTGAGTCAGCTTGACGTATGTCTCAGGCTCGATCTCCTGGAGGTGGAACAGGCTGTTCACCGCCGTCTCGTGGTGGACATTGGAGACCCTCATATTGCGGGTAGGCACTCCGTAGTTGTAGTAGGCGTCGTAGATCGAGCAGTACTCCCAGCCGTTCTTGTGGATCGCTGCCCAGACATCCGTGTAAGACCAGTCGTAGATCGGGTAGAGGGTGTAGTGACTCAGCTTAGTGTTCAGCTGCGCGCCCCAGGTGATCCACTTGTAGGTACGGGTGGAGGTCAGGCCGATGAACCGGGTCGGGCTCTCCTCGGTGCGTACGCCAGCCAGGTAGCAGGTCGGCGTAGTTGGGAACTCCTTGGCTACGATGGCTCCGAACAGCGCGTTGAACCGGTCAGTTCCGTACTTATTTTCCGTGTAGGCGTACGGGACTCGCGGCCTCATCCAGCGGTCTTCGGCCTCAGGATCCCAGCACTTCAGCCAATGCTCCTCCGTGGAGGTCGCGTTGAACAGCTTGATCGGCATCTGGAACCACATCGGCTCTACGTCCGGGTGCTCCATGACCCGCTGAACCTGGTCGATGGTTGCCTGCCACTCAGCTTCCTGGTCAATGAACAGAACCTTGAGCGGAAGTCGGCCCATCTCCCGAGCCACCTCCAGACAGAGATGGAAGACAACCGTTGAGTCCTTTCCGCCCGACATCCCGCAGATAATGTTCGGGAACTCGTTGAAGCACCACCGGATACGGCGCTTCGCCGCCTCCATCACATCCACCTTGCTGTAGAGTCTCATGTCGCGGCTGCTCGGGTTCCGGGTTCAGGCATAGCCGACATGATGCCGGGGACTACAGAGCAACGCAACCATCAAAACGCGATTGGAAATGGCCCGTTTCTGTGCCACGCGTGC